TATGCCATCCAACATTATTAACCACACTAATAAAACTGGAGCGTTCGGGTTTATATTGATAGTCCCATTCTTTATAGATTTTCTCCAGCTCGTTAGCAGTCCTGTTGCCTATCTCCAGATACGGCTTTGGATAATCCCGTGTTGACTCTTTATTTGCCATAGCCTTTGGGGTAAATATGTGTAACGCCGTCGGAGTCGCGGACTATCTTTGAGCCTGATACATCTTCCAGATTGGTGTCATCGTTCGGGTGTTTCAGGTCGTAGGCCAGACTTAGGATGTATTGTGCCATGCTCTTCAGTTCGGCATAGTCCTCGAAGAGTATTTTTATGCTGTTTGGTTTATCCATTGTGACAGCCGTAAGCGTCATGGTGAACTTGTGGCCCGTGTCCTCTTCAACTTCGCACATGACCTCGTGCTTGCGATATACTTTTTCTTCTGGCATAATATTATGTATTAAAACTCTTTCCATTTATCTTCACAGGGTAGGAGCTCCGGATTGTCGATGACGTTGCCGATGACCAGCAGATGCTCATCAATCAGTTCGTAGCCCTTCATACGTTCGCTGTGTGGTGCCAGATTCCAACCTCCTATTGGGCCATTCTCTGTCAATCTACAGATGAAGAAACCAGTGGTGCCCCATTTCACCAGACCATGTGTGGTATGACTTCCGGCACTCCAGGCATCCACAATGTCACCCTCGAATACCTTGCGTCCGGTCTTATCTTTGGTGTTTACATATTGTCCGACGGATGCAGGATCTACTTCGTGCCAGTAACTGCCTTTGCTACGCTGTCCTGGCTCATCGTTGAAAATGCAATGTATTTCCTTAAAGCCGGTTACTTGATTGTGGTTGTCAGTCTCAGGAACGTGGTGTATGGCATAGAATCCCTCTACCCATTCACCAGTCTTGATGTCTTTACCCCTAAATCGTATTTCTTGTTTCATAATGTTATGAATTAATGATTTTTTGCGTATTCAATACCAGCTTTGATACCAGTGGATAAGAGTCTCTTCACAAAGGTTTTGAACTCCTCTTGCTCCATAAGACAAACGGTGTGGAAACCTTTATGTTGGTTCCCTCTCTTGATGCCTTTTGCCTCTATCATGTGCCACTCTCCGTTGGCCACATGCTCAATGTCCTCTTCCAGTTCCTTTGGTACGATGATTTCTTCTTTTGCCATGTTGTTTCACTTTATACTTAGTTTTACCTTTCAGGTGTTTGTAGTACCTGTAATCAGCAGGTATATCAAACTCCTTTGAACGAAAATAGTCTATTGCAATCATTATTCGTATATTCTTGGGTCAACTTTCATTGCCTTCAGTATCAACTTTGTGTCACTTATTAAATCCTCGTTTCCATTGTAGAGTTTTTCCCAATTTGGATTAGGATGGTATAGTACTGAACCGTAGTATTTCAGTTTACCGTGACGGATCTCGTAGGCATCGTTATGGCGGTCAACGACGATATACTGAGGAATCACACGGATGGAGCGGATAAGGAGTTTGAGCATACGGGGACGGTCAACGTAGTAAAACTCCGAGTGCATGCGTCCCCGTTTGTCCTTTACGATGAATTTGAAGTGAACTGTATAGCCATGAGTGATTAGCCATAGTAGCTGCTTCAAGTTTTTACGGTCATGCTTACGCCATTTCTTCATCAGACTAACAATGGGATTAGCATCTTCCAGATAGCAGGTGCCGGTCAGTTGTATGGGCTTTGGTTCCCACTCCCCAGGTTGAGTATAGTCGCGAGGTTCGTCGGTTATCATCTTGGGAATGTTCACCTCTGCCTCGAAACTGGCTATGGCCCCCGTCTCTTTATTATATATAGTAATGTGGCTCATATTAATAAATATCGAAATCAAATGTCATTTGTCGGCTTGCTTCTTTTATCCTGTTCTGGGCGTAGTCGAACCAATAAGGGTCGCGCTCTATACCGATGTATTTGCGATGCTCGATGATAGCAGCTACGCAGGTGGTGCCTGATCCCATCGTATTGTCGAGAATTACCCCCCCCCATATTGCTATATGAGCGAATGAGATAGCGCATCAGATCCACGGGCTTTTGTGTGGGATGTTTCTGGCCCTCGCTGCAATGGATGGCAGGGATGGTGATAATGCTACGTGGGTGCTTCTTATCGGTGTAGGTGGGATTGATGCGCTTCATGTTGCCATAACACTGGTTGGTCTCTACTTCGGTGGCATGACCTTGCGAGTGGTTTGGCTCGCGTCCGTTCAATGCTTCCATCTGAGGATGGTACACGGGTAGCTGCTTATAGAATACGCAGATATCCTCATGGTAGCGCAATGGCATGCGGTTTGCATTCAGGAATCCCGTAGCACGGCATTTGTCCCATACCAGGTTATAGCGCCATAGCTTCTGATTACTCATCATCAGTTGGGCCGTAAACATACCAGAGGCAAAGAGCACGATGGCACCGTGTGGTTTGATGATACGCTCGTAATGCGCCCACAGCGGAGCAAATGGAATCACCACGTCCCACTGAGCATGTTTGTTTCCTTTGTTCAATACGCCGTAAGGCAGATCGCAGATAATGGCATCGATGCTCTTATCTGCTATCCCGTCCATCACCTCCAGACAGTCGCCCTGGTATATATTGTTTGGCTCAATCATTGATTTATGATTTAATGATTTCATCAATGGGTTTGTCGCTCTTTACACCGACGATGATTTCAGCAATACATCGCCGTTTGCCTTCATCGTCTGTAATATGTTTGGTGGATATGATTTCGGTGTCGATGATATCCATTAACAAATTATACTTAGCGGTATGTTCGAGGTCTTTATATCTTCGTGACCGTTCATCGTTACTACACTCTATTACAAAGTCTCTCTCGTATTTGATAAAACCAGTAATTGTTTCCATTCTAACGGAGTTTGTGCGTATTTTTAATTCTCTGTTATCTCTGAATGGATCGTTGATGTCGGCCAACTGTTCCGTCAGTTTGGCATTCTGTTCTACCAGTACTTTGCCACCTTCCAGGAGAGATTCGTTCTCGCGCTTCATCTTATTATAGAGGTGATGGAAAACGACGTTGCTCACGATGATAAGAAGGTAGAGCAAATCGATAATGGCATGAAACAAATCGCCACGAAGGAAAAACGCTACTGCGAAGAATACGAGTCCACCAAACAGCAGTATGTTGATGGCCCAACTAAGTATATTGCTAAGTTTCTTCATAATTTTATGAATTAATGAATTATTTATCCCTTGCGGCTTGGTAGCCTGGTTCTTTTTGACGGAGGTAGATATTCCAGCAGCCACTCTTTTCCCCGATATTCACACCATAGATACGTTTCTCTACGGTGTAGGTCTTAAACTCACCATCGAACACAATGACTTCCTCGCCTTCCAGTGGCGCTTCGTCGGCATGTATCTCTCTGGCGTGTTCTGAATCCAGTTCAAGGTCGTATAAATAGATTTTCATCGTGAATTATATTTACCACAAAATTTCTCGGTTTAAAACTTCCTGTGGGATCTTACCCTTGAAATAGGTAGTCTCGCATTCCAGACGGCCCAGCTCTCCGTTATAACTGCCGATACGGGTAATCATAAAGGCTGTGGCATCGTTGAAGGGACACTGATAGACACACTCATCGACGGATGGTTTGGCAAAGAAGGGAGAGCTCTGATGATAGGCGAGGATGGTGCCCAACTCTTCCAGATGTCCTGTCGCTTGCAGTTTCTCTAAGTTCCAGGTGTAACTCTCGCTATGAATGTGATCGGCCTTAATCCAGAAGCGCATGCCGCCACATCCCTTTGGTTCTCCGATAGGACGCAGGGTTTTGGCACGCTCCATGATTTGCTCCTGATTCAGTCTGTCCTCAATCCAACTCAGACGTTCTGCATCCATGTGCCAGAGCGATACTTCCTTGTTGTCTTTGATGGTGAATGTCTGTTTAAACTTCAAGTGCTTATCGTAGTTGCGAGAGTCCCACATCAGTTCAAGTCGTGGAGTCACGTCCAGATCGTTGCCATCAACATAATAGTCGTAAGCCTCCTTAGAGAATGGACGTATTAGCAGGGCGCAAACATAATAGTCGCATATTAATCCATGACGATGCAGAACTACATGAGCATCCCAGCATCCGTAATCAGGATCGGTGGTGCTCCATTGCTCTTTTGTGTAAGGAATGCCACAGTGCATGCGATAGGTGGTCGCATCCATAATAATTAAATCCACGGGTATGTCGCCCATATTATAGGGTTTCCAAATTCTTACCAGCGCCTTCCCGTTGTAGTTACAGGTAACGTATTCGTAATTCTCTTTGATAATATCTTCGCGTTTCATAATTAGAGGGCTTCAAATTCTTTTTTCAGTTTTGTTGCTTCGTAGCGGAGTCGTACCTGAGCCTTTTGCAGGGCTTCGCGCAGTTCTGGGTAGAGATACTTGGCTTCGACACTGGCACCGCCAAAGTCTTTACCATGGTATTCACTACGAACGATTACCTTATAGTCTTTGTTTTGCTCCTCGTGCAGAAGCAGATCGCCAATACATTCTATGGCATGATTAATTTCCTCAATCGTACCAGCCAGTCTATTGGCTTTTTCTAATGTTTCTAAGTTCATAATCTTATTTCATTAACCAGTTTACATACCATTTATCGAAAAGGATGCGCCCGAAGATAATAGCAGCTATGAAAGCTATAATCAGCAGCACCTTCAGAATGTCCCACAGTCCGTTATAGAACCGCTCTACCCAGCGGGGAACTCCATCGTCGTTATACTCCATAGCGTTACGGTTGACGGGTGCCGTCGTAGTTGTATTCTGAATCTTTGCCCTCTACTTCGTCCCAATGTTTTTTGCAGAGCTCGAAGATCTTATCATCGAGGAAGTTGCTGCTGATAAATATATCCTCAAAAGATGCCAGCAGGTCGCTTGCACATTCTACCATGCTAAAGTCCAATCGTTTGTCTTTTAGCGATTCAGTGGTAAGATATGCCGATACCTCTACACCATAGTAGCGGAAACTTAGTTCGTAGGTTATTGGGCGCATCTGATCCTCTTCGTCGTAGTCCCAATTATTCAGCTCTACGTGGGTGCAATAAAGGTTTTCTTTCAGTTCTACGGTATCTGGGCCATAGATTTCTTTGATGTCGTAAGGCTTTCCGCAGAAGGGACAGTATTTAGGCCATAGAGAAACCTCTTCCCACTTCTGCTGATATTCACCTGGCTTACCCTTATACTTGGGCTTGTGGTAAATGCCGTTTACAATCACACGTCCGGACAGTACCTCGCAGTTCACGGTGGCTGTCTCGTTAAATTTCTCCTTCAATAATTTATCGAAGTTCTTAATGCAATCACATGCCATAATTTTACTTCTTTATAAATTGTTTGTCAGTATAATATAGGTAGTCTTACAAAGTGCTCGTTTTCGGGTGTATTAAATTCCTTATCCCATTTGCGTCCTATCACCTGCCATGTTTGAGGAAGGGTAACATCTTTGCTGATGGTTTCCCATGTACTCCACTGGTCATCGAAAATGTATAGGCGATTAGACATTCCTGGCTGTGCAGTCATTTCCAACCATTTCGGCTGCTGAAGCAGATAGTCGAGTCTATCCCAATCGCCATAATCTTTCGGGGCAATATTGATTCCGCTGACCGACTGCATCAGTTCGTGCCAATGAGAATAGGCACCTTCTATCCATAGCATCTTTCCGCTGGTATAGATATAGATCCTTTGGATGTTCTTATAGTGGATGCGAAGCCTGTCAACAATAGATATCAATTCTTCTCTCAGGAGGTAGAACGGATCGCCACCAGTGAGGCAGACTGTATGGGCCTGATTTAAGTCCTCTACTGTGATGACGGGGAGTTTGTCGATGTCGTAGAGTCTATTGCAACACAGCGGGCAGTTGTGACCGCATTTGTGAGTGATGTAAAGATGATATATTTGCTCCATAATTTATCGTTTCCAATTAACATTCTCAGCTCTTTTTACGACATTCACTTTTGGCCAGCGCACACAGGTGATGCCATCTTCGAAATATACCAATCCGCAGGAGTATGATATATTTCTGATGACATGCGTATTGTGCTCTTTAAAGTCGCGTGCCATGCTGCTGACTTCCTGAACTTCCAGCACTTGAACTTCATCACCTTTGCCGTAGCCATATTTCTTGCGATATTCGTCATCCTCCTGCTGATGGTAGTAGTTGACATCAACCTGGAAACTTTTAAAGTTCAACTCTTTGCCGTCGATAATCACCCAATAAAGGTCTTGTATCTCGCCGTTAATCTTCTTTCCGTGCAGGATGTCGTAGTAGCAAAGATGACCTTCACCCTCCTTACCGTAATAAGGGCTGTTTTCGTCTATAATTCTGATTTTTCTATTCATAAGTATATGAATCAATAATTGTTTGATAATGTTCCTTTGATAGTCTGTGCCACCAGCCTTCGGTGTCCTGGCAGAGCATCTGACCACTCTTTACGAAAGTTCCTCCGATGGGCCTGCGTTCGCCGTTGGGGTATAGCTGCTTTTCGCGCAGTTCATAGAGCACTTCGCCGTTTTTGAGTTTATGACACGCTTCCACAACATCCAGCTTGAATATCGTCGGGCTTATCGTGTTGGGTATCTCGATTGCCTGAATAAAGTGTATCTTTGCCATGAGTTACTTCTTTATTAGTTCGTGGGCATCGTAGCCGCACCAGGTGCAGATGCCTTTGGCGACGTTCGGTGCATAGTTTTCTTTGCCGCACTTGGGACAGCGGATCAGCAATAGCGTGTCCGTGTCCTCGTAGTATTCTACGCCTCGTGCTAAAACTTTGGGTTTACTCATAATTCGTGGTCGTCATCAGTATGGAATCGAATATGTTCATCAGTGATACCGGCGAGGGCTTTCAGCTCATTCATCTTAGTGGCAATCTCTTCGCCGAAGGCAATGCGACGGTCAACCTCACGTTGTACGCCTTCGGGATTTTTACCAATTACCCCCCCCATATTTTCGTCGCCGATAATCACACAATCGGCTAACTGTTGACGAAGCCTGGGTATGCGTTTACGTTGAAACCAGCGAGCCTTCTGGCCCACTCTGTCTTTGAGTACGCCCAATGCCGTAACGAGCATCAGAGCGTCGCGTTTTGATAATGTTAATTTCATACTGTTGTTTTGTTTTAAGAATGTTATTAATTACTCGTGATGTAGCACTCGCGGGTTTCGGGGTCGCAGTGATCCATCGCGTTTTCGTCGGTGCTGTTCCAGTCGAAGAGTTGGCAGGAGCCTTTGAGCAGGCATCCGTTGCCTTTGCATTTGGTAGCCATAATATAAATATGTTATAGGTAAACGTCGATAGTGAGGTGAATATGTCCGTGCCAGCCACGATACTTCAGTTCGTCGATGAGTGCTTTGTCGGTACAGTCAGAGAGTGCAGGGTTTTGTTCCGGTATGTTTCCAATGTGTACGCCGTCGGCTGGCGCTTCCTCTTTCTTTGGTTTGGTAGGCGTAGCGACAAACTCCACATCTTTGCTGATGGTGACGGGTTTGTGACAGATGACGGGATTCTTGTGCGACTCTGAGGGTTCGAAGGTGTCGATGTCGCTAAAGTCGCACCAGTAGTAACCACCTGACGTGCGACGGTTGGCGATGGCTCTCCAGAGTGATGTTACGCGCAGCGCACGTTCCGGTTCGCGGAGTGTGGGCCATACCTTGATGACCTCCATCGTGCTTGGATCAATCTGGGCAATCTGACGACGCTCCCGTGAAGGGTTATAGCGTTTGCCATCCTTCGTCAGGCGAATGTTCCCGTTTTGTGGCGTTTTTGCCTTTTTTGGCTTGGAAGTTTCCTTTTTGGCACGTTTTCTTTCCACTTTGGGCTTAGAAATTTCCGTTTTGGTGGGTTTTGTTTCCGGAGTCTCGTGTTCTGATTTTAGCGTTTCGCGTTCTAATTTTAACTCTTTTCGTTCCAAATCGGTGGTATTTTGTACTTTTATCGCCGATTTCTGTACTTTCAGATCCTCTTTGCGTAATTTTGTTCCCGCTTTAACAGTCTCGAACATTCCGGTCGTGATATCGGAATATTCGAAGTTGGGTTGGGGACAGTCCGTAGGATCTTGTGTGTGGGCATAGCGAAGCACATGCACCATGACGGATGCAGCCTTAATCTTATCGGCTGGCAATCCTGGTGCCTGATTACATGCCTCATGGAGTTTGGCTAAGGTCACTTCGCTGCAAGGCATGTTCATATTCAGACGCTTCCAGGTATTCTTGAATACGTTGCGCGTCTTAATGGCAAACTCCTTACTGCCGTCCTGTTGGCTCCATTCGTCGTATGCCTCTTGTATTGTTATTATTGATGTACGGTTACTCATCCTCGACGGTATTTGGGGTTACTCATCAGTTCTATTTCAAATCGCATTTGGTTCTCGCCATGTAGCACCTTTATCACCTGTTCGAAGTCGCGACAGCTTGGTACCACGTTATACTTGGTGGTGACGTTAATCACTCGGCACATCGAAATGTCGTAGGACGTGGTGCAGTACTCCGTTTTTTCCATCGTGGGAATATCGTCGTAGTTGTAGGGGATAATCGGGCGCGTCATCAGCTTATCGTCGTGCTCGTAGTCGCGATAGATGGCTTTGACGGGTTTCAGGCGTTCTGCTGGGAAATCGAATGTCAGGCATACATCAGTATCGACACATCCACTCAGATAGTGAATGGCTTTGTCAGGGTCATCCTGAGTGAAGCAGAAGCCAACCGCTTTGGTACGGTTGCCTTCGTGCTTGCTATGATTCACCAACTGCTGACCCGTCATCAGTTTGATGTATTCCTCGCGAGACATAAAACGATGTACGATCATTCCTCTGTAGTTGGTTCGGCCATACGTGACTCAATCAATTCAATGGCTTTGCGGTAAGTTTTTGACTCGCCTTTGAGTTGAGCGATGGCATAGTTGCCCAGGATCTCGTTGATATTCTCTATGTCGCCGGTCATTCCTTCTACTGCCAACAGCAGCTGGTCGCCGATGGCTTCCGCAAGGTCAATGGCACGTTGTTTGTCGGCATTCCAATCCCAAGAGATATTGATAAACTGACCGTTTTCGTCGTTGTGGTTCACCATTACAAAGAAACCCCTCTGACGGAGGAAGAAGCAAAGTTTGGTGATGTTGTTGGCATCCTTCAGGGCCTCGTGGTCTTTTACAAAGATGACACCATCCATGTGGCCCTCAGTGGCAGCCTTGGTCATGTTGCCCAGAATAGGCTTAATCCAGTCCTCTCTCGCAATAGCCTCGCACGTTGCTCGCTGAAGTTCCTGTGCGCAGAAATTCAAAAAATTTTCTTCCATAATCATATTTTTAAAAAAGTAATCGTATTTTTTATAAAAAATCAGAGTGAAAATCAGAATGAAAAAATCAGAATGGGATTATCCGAAGTCGATCATACCTTGCTGGCGCTCCTTTGCCCATTCGTCATGGTACATCTGCCAGATGTCGCGATAGTGATTGATGTCATCCATCATTTTGCCTCGCATCTGTTTGGTGACGTTCTGCTGTTCTTTCACGGCTAACATGTGGTTTTCGTCACTTAGCAGTTGTTTCAGACAATAGCCAACGATGGTACGTGTACCCCAACCGCCAAAGCTGGAGCAGCCATCAGGGGCGATGATAGTGTTGCCGCAATAGGATTTCCAGATGTTATCTTCGATGGTGTAGAAGCTGTTTTCTTTTTCGCCAATGACCATCAGGATATCGGGCGCATCCTTATAGATAACGACACAGTGAGCACAGCCCTTCCATGATTCCAATTTCACGAAAATGGTATCATCGAGTAGCTGCTGGTCGCGCAGCATTTCTATCAGTTGTTCATTGTCAGGATAGGTCTCGCTGCCGCGTTCGTCAAAGTTTAGTTTCATCTGGTCGCCGGTGCTACCTCCATAGAGCCATGTTAGGTAGGCGTGCATAATCTTATCATTCCAGGTGTATATAGCCTTGCGTACCTCTTCCGGCTCTGCTTTGTCGAATACGAGTTTGGTCAGGTCAAACTCTACCTTATCAGCCCATTCTTTCAAGTACGGTTCCGGTGATAGGCGTACCATGCTGGTTTCGTAGCCCAACAGATCGTTGGTGTTGGTACCGAACTCTTTGCTATACTCTTCATAAACGGTGTTGATAATGTTTGCGAAAGCAGGGCCTAACAAATCAAAGCGGGCCTCGAACGTATCTATGCGCTCTGCTAATGTGGGCTCCTTTGTTTCGGGTGCCTCGGTGGTGCCGTCGCTCTCTTTTTGTTCCTGAGCCTTCAGGAAGGTGTCGAGCATCTGCTGGCGACGTTTCAGATCATCGTCTGCCATCATCAAACGGATTTTGTCGGACAGCGCACGGTCTGGTTTCTGACCTGGTTTCAGTTCGTCGAGTTTAAACTGGTAGAAATAATCCTTGGAGATAGCCTTCACCTGGTACTGTTTGGCCAAGGTGGAGAAATTCTTCAACGACTTGTTTTGTTGGTAAAACTCTACGACGGCACAGAGGTAGTCGTGGAATTTCTTTAGTCTTTGTTCATTCATATACAAGTGGGTTATGTTAGTAATTGCAGATTTAGAGGGTTTGGGTTCTGATGAACCAGTCGAATGTTTTACCGCTGTCGTCTTACGTGTTTCGGCCTCCTGCATGAGTTTCTTTTGACGCTCGGCTTCCATACGTTTCTGTTCGGCATATTTCTCTTCGCGAAGCTGCTGGGCGCGTGCCTGTTCCTCGGCCTCGCGCTGGCGGTTCTCTTCATCGATTTTGGCTTGGGCCTCTTGCAGTTGTACTTTCCATGCCTCCTGCTTTTCTTCAGCAGCTTTGGCTTTGGCTTCTATTTTGTCGGCCCGTTCGCTCCATCCCCAGGGCGCACCTTCCAGACGATTCTCCTTAATCATCCGTCGGGCCACACAGGGATTGATGGTGCTACTATTGTTGGATGGGATCATCCTGCCGTCGGGGTGCTTCCATATCTGGTGCTTACCCGAACGGTCGAGTTTGAAGCCGTTCTTTTTCAACAGCCGCTCCCAATCCTTTTTCTTTATGTCGTGTAGTCCACCCATTCGTGTAATTCGTTAAATTCGTGGTTAAAAGAATATCTATGTTGTTAAAGCACATCCAGTTTGAGCATTTCGGACTCGGTGGCGCGTTCGGTGGCGAGGATGACTGGCTCGTTCATCGTAGAGACCTTCATAAAGAAACCTTCGCCTTCGAGCAGGGAGAGATAGATGGTCAGCGGATCGCCCAGGGTGCAGGGGTATGCCTTGAAGAAGGTACGCAGGCGCGTT